TTGTGGACGCGATTTTAACCTTCGCGCCGCCCTGGACCGCTACTTCGGCCACTTCGCCGGAGGCCGGAGCATTCAAAAGAACTCCGAGGGGTTTCTCGGCATTGCCGCACAATACAACGGAATTGTTTGTGGTATCAAACTTGACCAGTTTATATTGATGAGTCGAAAGATCGGTCCCTGCGGTAAACGCCTGGACGATTGATTTCAAGTTAACTTGAGACATTTTAAGTTTCCTCCTATGTCTTTTTTGTTACCCGCCGATTTTTTCGGCGAGTTTTGGGTTTGTTTTCAGTACGGAGGAAATTGCATCCTTCATGCTGATTTTCTTTTCCTCGCTCAGTTTTTTAGCCTGGGAGAGGATTTCTTCTTGCGGATCCTTCTCGGTTTCAACCGGAGGATTTTTAGCGTGTCCCTGTTCTGCGAGCTTTACGGGAACGCTCTTCGCGATAAATTCTTTCATGTCACCGGCAACGAATGACTCGCGTTGCGCTTCGACCGCTTTTCCTTCGGAAAGGAGCTTTTCAAACTCGGAGTTTTTCTCGTTGAGTTCGAGCTTGCCTTTTACTTCAGCAAGTTCCTTTTTTGCGGCAGCGAGTTCGACTTCCATTTCTGGAGCTTCGGGAGCTTCTGGGGCCTTCGCCTCCATTGCCTTTTTGATGAGCTCGATCATTTGCTCGATGCTCATTCCGGGAGCTGCATCCATGAGCATTTTCATATCGCCCATAGACTTTTCATAGTCTCCCAGTTTCTTTTCCATGTCGGAGCACTTTGTCTCCATTTCCTTCATTTTTTCTTCCATTTGTTTCTCCTCTTCAGATAGTTTGCCTTTTCGTTCCATGTCGAGAGCGATCGCGACCGCTTGATCCTGCGGGTATCCCTCTTTGACAAGTTTCGAAATCTTTTCGGAAACCGGATCCATTTCCTTTTCGGCTAATGAAATCACGCTTTCCATTCTTTTGATGACCGGACGATTTGTCAGTCCCGCGCCGAGTAGCACGCAACCAAATTTTTTGAGTGTTTCGTTGTCTTGGTATTCAGTATCGAAATCCGCGGATACGTAACCAAATTCCTTATCGGATAAAACTTTATCGCCCTTCGGGGTCATTTCGATTTCGGCCCATAGTTCATTTCCATCATCGACGAGGTAGAGGTTTTTGAACCAACCCGCGGCCACGTCCTCGGAGTCGTGTTTATAGTCCAGGGCCGGAATCACTCCGCGGACCCCCTCGGAGAAATTTTTCACCATTTGGGAGAGCATTTTTTTTGTAATGTCAAAACGACCATATCGAGGGTCAGAAAATCCGCCCGTGCGGAGGATTTGCATTTTCCGAATACGATCCCCGGAGTCGGACGAAACGAGTCCGTCGTTTCCAAGTATGAATCGGGTCATTTGCAATTTGTAGCTATTCGCCATGTGCCAATCTTTTCACGATTAAACCAATTTGTTCAAATGTTGTTTTTTTGACTAGATGAGATCCCCGATTTTCTCGTCTGACCAAAATTTACATGACCAATATTTCGCGCCCCACTTCGGTCCGGGATCCAGGTCGCATTTGTGCCGAGCTCGGAAACTTTTCCTCCGGGCCGGATCGTCGCGCTTGATCTCCATTTTCGGATCCCCGAATCTAACGAGAACGACGTTTCCTTTGTCATTTTTGACATAAACTCCGAATTTTTTCGGGCCGTCGGGAGTGCGGAAAGGTTTATCGAGCTCGACTTGCTTCCCTTTATACTCCGCGAGGTTCTTTCCTTCGGAGAGTTGGATTTGCTTTTGAGCCTCTTTCGAGAGGTCCGGGACCCCAGTTATTTCCGGATTATCTTGCATCCTGGACGTGTTGACTTGCATGAATGACCGACAATTAAAGTGAAGGGGCGGGGAGTATTTGTCCAGGTTCGGATCATCCGCTCCGAGGGTCATCGGTTTTTTGCCTGGTTTCAGGCCCCCGAGCTCCTTGCAAATTTCCGTCGTTGCCCCGTCGTCAACGGCTATAAAGGTAAACGAGAGGATTTCGTCTCCGGTTTCTTCGGAGTATTTCTCCGCGGTCTCGATCAATGTCTCGTTTACGACCTGGGATGCCTGAACGTCAGGGCCCGCAACCGTCATCGGTCCGGAGATTGCCTTGTCCGCTGCGTCCATCATGTCGAGCTCGAGTTGATCGTCCTCCGCGTACCCGAGGGAGGATTGATATTGGAGGTCGATTGCCTTCACAATGTCATTTTTCTGGGTCTCCGCGAATACTTCGGTTTTTGCGTCGATCCGTTGACGTTGATCGAAGGTTAGATAGTCCGCGAAAATGAGGTTTACTTTGTCGGAGATCCGTCCGATTGCGTAAATTGCGTCCTCGATTTCGACCGCGGCCTCCGCCTTCTCGAGTCTCTTGAGCGCGGTTTCGTATTCGTTGACCGCATCCGTCACCCTTTTAAGTTTAGCGGCCCCCATTCGAAACTCGGAGAGTTTGGTCGGAGCTCCCTTGAATGATTTAGAAGTGATTTCGTCGGATTCGATGGCCGCGATCATATAAGCGGATTTGAGAGCCGAGAGGTATTGAGGGGATCCCGGAATGGTTGCCTTTATTGGGGCCTTAATGGCCGTTGCGTCGTTCGACTTTCCTTTTTGGATAAGTACCGACCGAGCGTATTTGGACGCGAAATTCGGCAAATACGAGCGGCCTAGCGTGCGGATCCGGTTCGCCGTGTCCCGGATGAGGGTCGATTGCTTAGGCTCTTTTTGCTTTTTTTTTTCGGCTAACGTTTTAGGGCCTGACTCGGAGGATCCGGGAGGGGTCGGCTCGGGGAGCTCGGGAGCCTGGGGAGCGGGGACCGACTGGACGGTTTCCATTTGCGGAGGGAGCTTGAGTTTCTCCCGGAGGATTTTCTCGAGCTCGGAGTCGGCCTTGATTGCTCCGGTTTGGATAAACCCATTGACCATTCCGGCCCATGTATCATTCGCGCGATGCTCGAGGCCGTCGCATTTCAGGTCAACCAAAACGCGATCGTGCCCGAAGTTCATTTTGACGAGAGGTTTAAAGATTTTCCGGTCGAATTGCTCGGAGATATGGTCCGCGAGGTATTGGATCGTTTGCGAAAAGAAATCTGAGAGAGAGCCCGCCAGGGCCAGGGAACCCGCTCCGTTTTGACCCAGGAGCAAAAACGACGCAAGGATCGAATTGACCATTTCCTGATTTTCCGCATTGATCGCCGCCCTAATCTTTTCCACGTCAACGGAGACGTTGTTAAATGAGAGTTTGAATCCTTCGGGGAGGATAAGATAATTCGTTGCGCCGGAGGTGTAGCACGCGAGGGCCTTTTTTGCGGCTGCCATTTCGGGCTTTCCTTCGGTCCCCTCGGGTACGGTAAGGACCGCGGTCGGGACCGCAAATTTTTCGATCCCGATTGCGAGTTTCTTTAGGAATTCGTTTTTCCGAAACCATGGGCCATAGCACGCCCGGAGGATCGAGATCCCCTCGAAATTGTCTCCCTCGCGCTCGGGGGAGAAATAAAGTAAAAACTTCGCGTCGAGCTCGAAGGATCCCCCCTCGTCCCCGTATGCGGTTTGTGTCACGGTTGAGAGGTTTCGGTCCTCGTCTAAGTTCCATCGGTCGATCGTGCGCTGGGAACGATAGGAGAGGGATTTAAGGCCGTTATATCCTCCGAGTTCATCCGAGTTTTTTACCGCGTGAGTAATGTCAAAAATCGAATATCCAAACTCGAGGCAAGTAAGGATTTCTCCCAGGAGTTGAGTAAAAGATTTGTTTAGGTCCTCGAAAAGGATTTTCTCGAAGAGCTTTTTTTGGAGTTCGGCCTCTTCGGATTGCTCCCGGACCGCGATCGTCCAAGGGGAGGATTTGAGGGGGAGCTTGATCGCGTTTAGGACCATTCGGACGTTTGCGTCCGAGCGTCTCATCATGTCGACCTTATCGGCCCAATCCTTGCCGGTGAGTTCCTTTAGGTATTCCTCGGAGAGGTACCCGGCATAAATTTCGGTCCCTGGGGTCCCGATTTCGACGATCTTTACCTCGACTCCTCGGACGCGCTCGGTCGTCGCTGGGGTCGGAGTTAGATCGCTGTAATTTCTTCCCAAAATGTAATCGAGTAATCCCATGCTTTAAACCCTACCAATTTATTTGACCGTTATCAAACCCCGATGGAATAAAATCCGTGAACGCATCCGAAAATTTGCTCGAGTGAGTATTCAGCCAGGAAATAGCCTGGGTCTCCGCATCGACCGAGTCGTCATTTTTGACGTTTGGAAACCCGACGACCTCGTCGATATGCTGCCCGATCCAGGGTGCGATTAGGCTCGAGGGATAAAAGATATTTCCGGCCTCATAGAGCGGTTGGCACGCTGCCAGGCGGGAGGCCTTCGAGGCCGTCGGGATGATCGGAATGATTCCCGAGATTTGTTTTTTAAGGGAGTCGATCACGGCCTGGCCGTTTGCTTTTGCCTCGATGAGCTTCGCGGAAACTTTCGGCCACTTTTCGGAGAGCCGTTTAAATTGCGCGATCGTCTCCGGGAAATCCCATTGCCCGCGGACCCGATCGAGGAGGTAGATCGCGGATCCTCGTTTCCCATAAACGGCCCCGACGACGAAATCCCCGGTCTTTTTATCGGAGCCGAAAGTCATGTCCCAGGAAATGCAAACCTTGTCGAAATGCTCGGGAGTGAGGTCGTAGGTCTTGAGCCAGGAGGCCCGGACAAATTGCCCCTCGTCCGGGGTCGGGTTTTGTTGGTAGAGGGCGGAAAATTGAAATGATCCGAGGGAGGTTTTCGTGATTTGCATCCATCGGGAGTCGTATTTGTTGGGCCAGAGAGGCTCTCCTGGTTGCCTGGGATCCTCCGGGGACGGATACTCGAGGATTGCCGGAAAGTTTACGACCTCCCAGGAGTCGGCAAACTCTCCGCCCTTCTTTTGCATTTGGAGGAGCATTCCCGCGAGGTCGTCCTCATGCCAACGGGTTTGAATGAGGAGGATCCCCGCGTCCTTTTCCTGTCTGGTGTATAGGGTCGAGGTATACCATTCGAAAACCTTTCGACGGATCGTCGGGCTTTTTGCCTCTTCATAGTTTTTAAAGGGGTCGTCAACGATTAGATAATCTCCGCCTAGGCCGGTGATTGCTCCCCCGACTCCAGCGGACCGATAAAATCCTCCGAAGTTTACGACCTCGAAAATGTCGTTATTGCGGAGCCAGGATTTCGTCGTCCGGACGTTTGCCCCGTTGAGTTTCGTCTCGGGATAGAGTTCGAAATATTTCTCGTCGTCGATGATCCGTTGAACGTCCCGATTGAAGGAGGAGGAAAGTTCGGCCGCGTAGCTCGTCGCGATAATCTTTGTTTTAGGATTCCTCCCGAGGAGCCAGGCCGGAAACCTCCGGGAAGTGAGTTCGCTTTTCCCATGCCTGGGAGGCATAAAAACCATGAGCCTTTTTATTTTCTTGTCCGCGAAATCCTGGAGTTTCTTACATAGAAAGTCATGATGCCAATTAAACTCGTAATCCGGTTTAGTGTGCCTTACGAAATGCTTAAAGGATTTCCGGGAGAGTGCGAGTTGAGCGGCCCGAAGGTCGATCGCGGAAAGGGTCATTCGAGTTTAGTGGACCGAGTGATAATCGCGTCGATTGCCTCGAGGTCGGAGATCGGCATGGAGTCGAAGTTTGTCACGGGTTTGATTTCGATCGGTTTTCCTTCGGCTCCGGTGTGCTCGGTCGTTGTTGGTATGAGCTTCGAGCATAGGCGATAGAAGTCTGTCGGGTTCGCCTGGGCCCATTCAAAGAGGTTAACGCCTGGGTTTTCCTGCATAAGGTCGAACGCCTCCTTGAACGCGGCCTTGACCGAGGCCGTGTATTTGTTCGGAGTTCCCTTTTTTCTCCCACCGTATTTTTTACCTAATGGCATAAACTAATTCCGACTAGTTTGGTTTACTCGGTTAAATGCCCGACGCTTCTTGTTTCTCTTCGGCATCCTTCGGAAATGGCACGTCGAAATGCCTGATCTTATAAATTTTCATCATGAATGTCGTCCTGTTGATCCGAAGCATTCGAGCGGCCGCGGAATAATTCCCATTGTTTTTCTTAATCGCTTCGATGAGGAGGGAGACCTCGAGATGCTCGAGGAGCTCATAGAGATCGAGGTCGTTTTTGACCAGGAAATCGAGATTTAGGGAGTTGTTTTTCGGGATCGTGAGAGTGCGTTTCGCCATGTCGTCAATTTTGACCTTATTTAACCGCCTGTCAATTTTTTTTGTTTCCTTTCGTTTTTTGTGTTTCACTGGAGAGGTATTCCTTTCGTCGTTGTTCTGTCTATCCTGGGCCCCCGGAGCTTAAACTCTCCGGGGGTTTTTGTTTCATTCCTGGAAATAATCAAGGCCGAGCTCAAAGTCGAATCCTCCGCATTCCGGGCAGCGGTCGAGGTCCGGGAGGTCGTCCATAGACTTTGAGGTTTCGATGATCTCGAGGCAATCCAGGCATTGCATAAATGCCAGGCGGGTTTCCTGCGGTTCGTAATAACTCATTTTTGGTTCGTAATAGCTCATTTTGAATCCTTTTTATTTAAGTCCTGCGAGGATTTCGAACGCCGTGCGGACTTGCAATGGAACAACGCTATTCCCGAGGCATTTAATTCGGTGTGACCTATCTTGTATCCCATGAGCCACTCGACCCACGTCGGGTTCAGTTGTCCAAAACTCTTTTGAGCTTGCGGGTCCGGATTGAGGAGTCCCCCCGGTCGATACGCTTGGACCGCTGCGTCCAGTGTGTCGAGGCTGACCTTCCCGTTTCTCATCCTCCCGTATTGATAACCCCCCTTGTAATCCCGAGCCGAGGGAGTAGGCCAACAAAAACCAACGGTCTCGTTTGTGCGGGGCTCCAGTTGATGCGGCCGAAATAGTCGTCCACCGGCAACCATACCCGAGCGCGGTAAGTTCTGCGAGGACGGTTGAAAGGCCTCGGGTTCGGATTGCGGGGACGTTTTCGAGGAAAACAAATCGAGGTTTACATTCTTTGACGAGTCGGACGATTTCGAAAAAAAGTCCGCTTCGCTCTCCTGCAAGGCCTTTTCCAAGTCCCGCGACGCTGAGGTCCTGACAAGGGAATCCCCCCGCGATGAAATCAATTCTCGGCAGCATAGCCGCTCGGAGTGTTGTGACATCGTCCCAGATAGGAGCGGAATCAATGTCGCCCGATTGCATTCGGGACAATAAAACGCTTTGAGCGTATCGGTCCCGTTCGCAATAAGCGACGGTCCGGACCCATGGCTCGAGTGCGATTCCGATTCCTCCGATTCCTGAAAATAGATCCAGCCCATTAAGTTTCTCCTTTTGATTAAATTTGTTTAAATTTTGCATTCGTCCATTTCCTTTTCGCAATGCAAGCCGCGAAGGCTTCTTCGTTTGTTTTGTTTGGCATAACCCCGACGATCAAAATATCAAGTCCATTTTCGATTTGGATCGCTTGAGCGCAACCGGCTGCAATGAGGCGTGATTTTTCTTTTTGCGCCCATTTTTCAATCCGTGCGGTCTCTTTTGCTTTTAGATAATCGGCCAAAAGATTTGTGAAAAATTGATCCATGTCCATTTTGATTTCGTGAGTTACTCCGCAAAATGTCACGGGCTCGGGAGGCATTTGGTCAATGTGTTTTTGCAATTCCATTTCCAAACTTTTATCGGTGAAATGCCAATCATTAGGGCCTCCGCATCCTTGATTTGATACGGTCCCGACCTTTTTCCCGTTCATCCAAATGGCCGCATTAAATGCTTCGGTTTCATCAGACATAGAGGGGAAGTGTTTAATTGACTTGAGTTGTACGTTCATTTTCGTGGTTCCTTTTCGACCGGATCGTCCGGCCTATGAATCTATCCTATGTCAAATCAGTGACAGGTGCAACCATAAAAAGAGGGGGGGATGTGATTTTTTTTAAGTGAGTTTTAGGGGAGGAGGAGAGGAGAGGATTTATTTCGTTTATTTCGTTAATTCGTTGACTCTTAAAAAAAAACAAAACCCCGGATTTCACCATTGCGGCGGCCTCCGGGGCCTGATACTTGTTAGATGCTACAAAAACAATTGATCCCGAGCATATCACTCAAAAATCACTTGTAAATAGCGAAGTATGTTGAGCCTAATCTTCTAAAACTTAGGCTCATTGTCTGCCTGGGACCTGATCCAGGACGTTTCAAATCGGTCGGATGCGTAATTTTCAGGCACAAATTAACTTTGGAAGAAACCTGGAAACTAACTCGGAGGAGGGTGTGCACGGATGAGCAACGAAACTCCTGGGGAAAAAACCACGCGGGACGCTGCCAGATTTGGAATGACCAATGGAGGATAAGGCCTCCGACGGGCTCAAATGGTTATGGTGCAGGGTCGAGAGTTGACGCCTCTCTCGAGATCCCTCCCGGAGAGTGAAATCTTCGGGTCGGTCTGAAATCCTAAGCTCTCAAGTTTAAGAGATTGAATTTGAGGATTTAGAAATCCAGATCGGGCGGCCGAATGACTCCCGCTGAAATCCTTACCCCGTTCCTAGAAGGAAAGGGGGAAAAGGCGGAGTTGCGTCCGAAGGTTACGAAATAACGAATTTACGAAATAATGTTTTTAAGTGTTGCGGTTGCTAACGAAATAACGAATTAAAGAAATAAAGGGAGGAGCTTATGGGAGAGATTAGATTGACCTGTTTTCAGTGTAAGGATTCGGGGTTTGTGGTAGCGGTCCACAAGTCGAAGCCTGGGGTCTTTGCTTTCAAATGCGGTTGTGGATCCTCGATCCGGAGAGGTTTGTCCGATACGATCCCGATTTGGAGTTCGAGGTTTTCCGGGGAGTATATCCCGGACGGGCATTCGAGCGGGGAGGCCGTTTCTCGAGCTCCGGCCCCGGTGATCCAGGCGAAACCCCAGGCCGTACCGAAAACCGATTTTAAGGCCGTTGTAGCGAATCAGGGAAAGGATGATTTCGACGACGAGGTCCCATTTTAAAAAACCCTTGCAAAAAAAAATCAATCATGGAAATTTGTGGACACAAACAGAAAGGGACCACAATGGCAAAACGCTCAATCCAAACCGTCGGGGATTTAAGAAATCTCCTCAACAACAAAAACATATCCGACAAATCGGAGTTGTTTTTCTTCTATCAACCAAATGAAAACCTGGGCCTCGAGGTCAAATCATACGAATGGAGAACGACTCTCCTTTGCATGGAAACGGACGATCGGGGCCGGATGCGAGTCGGGTTTTTTTCCGACGAATCTCCGACTCTCGAGGATATTGGACCGAGTGAAAAACTGAACTAACCAACAAACGAAAGGGAACCACATGAAAAAAATACAAGTCGAGCAAGGGTCAAAACAATGGCACGAATACCGGCAAACGCGGATCGGAGCCTCTGACATAGCTAACATTTTCGGAGCCGAGGGAGCTTTTAAGTCGAGAGCGAAAACGCTCTCCGAAAAGGCAACGGGTCAAACCGAGGCCCCGAGCCAATACCTCGAAAACCTTTTTCGCGAGGGTCACGAATGGGAGGCCGTCGTCCGGGATAAGTTGAACGCTCAAGGGTTCAATTTTCAGCCTATGGTCGTCGAGCATCCGGCAAACGAGAGATTTTTCGCCTCCCTCGACGGGATCGACGTAGACCGCGAAACGATCCTCGAGGTCAAGTCCTGCGCGAGGGTCGAAACCTTCAATAAGTATTGCGAGAAAATCCCCGAGCATTATTTCTCACAAGTCCAATGGCAAATGCTCTGCACTGGGTACGCGAAAACGCTCCTCGCCTTCGTGTACTCCGGAGAGGTAAAGGTCCTCGAGGTTAAGGCGGATCCGGCATTCCAAAACGCTCTCGCAATTTCCGGCCTCGAGTTGATTGCCGAGCTCGACGAGGTCCTCGCGAATAACGTCCCCGCTCCCATTCAAAACCTAACCTCCCCAGACATTGAGCGGATCCACGCTCTCAAGGTCGCATCCGTCCAGATTTCCCGGAGACTTGCGGAGATTGATGATGAGATTAAAACCCTTGCTGAGCGGATCCTCTCCGAGCATGGAGCAACTCAAATCTCAAACTCCGAAATCTCGATCGCCGGGGTCGAGCGCGAGGGGTCGGTTGATTATAAGAAAATCCCGGAGCTCTCCGGAGTTGACCTCGCTCCGTATCGGAAAAAAGGCTCGAAATATATAAAAGTAACAATTTAAAAAAAAGCGGTTGCAAAACTCTCTTCGGTTTGCGAAAAGAGTTTTGTAGCCACAAATTGAAAGGAACCACAAATGAATCTAGTCGTTACAAATCCAAATCAGTCTATCCAGTT